AAAAACAAGCAATTCTTATAATGAAACGTAAAAAACGCGATGCTTCTTATTAAGAAACTTTAGAAACGATGTATTTAATAATATCTTCTTTCTTAGTTAAAGATTTCCAATCTTCCTTAAAAGCACCAAAATCTTCATTTAAGATTTGTTTAAGTTGAGCAACAGTTTTCTTGTTTAACTCTTCTTCAATATTGATATTATCATTTTTTTCTTCCTTAACTTCTTTTTCTTCTTCTTTTAAAGCACCTTCATTTTCTTTCTCTTTGGTTTCCTCAGCATTTTCTTTTTCTGATTCGTCATTATTCTTTTCGTACAAATCAGCATAATACTGAACCTTCTGCTTTAATTCTTCATTTTCTTTTTTAAGAAGAGCATTTTCTTTAGCCAATTCTATATTCTTGGCTTTCATAAAATTAAATTCTTCAGTATTGGAAGGTTCTTCTTTTTTAGACTCCTGAGTACTCTCCTTATTCTCAGCAGAAGGCTTGGTTCCTTCTTTATAAATATTAGGGTGCTTAGTAAAAATAGCTTCTAATTTTTCTAATTCCTTGTCTTCACATTGAATCGTGGCTTTACCTTCAATATTGAAATTAGCAATAAAACCATCAAAATTCACTGCCATATTTTTATAAACAGGCGAAACAACATTAATACTTTTCATAATTTATATAAATTTAAAATTGACAAATAAAATAGAGAATACTCTATTTCAAGAGTATTCTCTTGTATATATTAACCAAGAAGTGTAACAAGGAAGAATATCTTGGAAATTTCTCCATTAACAGTCACTGAGAGATAAACATATATATTATCTTCAACTGTTTCTACCTTTGTAACTTCATAATTAATCAAATAGTTGTTTTCTGTTTTGTTAGGAGCAACACTTAATTTGCTAAGTAAGGTTTCAGTCCAAGCTTTAACATAAGCATCAGATAAATTAGCTTTATTAGTCGCTTTGTCACCATTTTTGCTACCCCAGAAATCAATCTTGGATTGTTTGACAAGGTTCTTAACAACCTGGGCAATAATTCTCTTACATTGAATGGAGAATGTACTGCAATCATCATTAATAAGAACACTATTCTGTTGTAAACTATTTACTGCCTGGCTTAAAACAAAACTTTCAAGGTCAAAATCATAGTATGGAGTAATAACACCAGAATCAAGCATTTGCTCAAGTTCTGTGTCAGAAGGCTCAACTACCATACCATCAATTCCAAGAGATTTTAAAGTACCAGGAATTTCAGGGCTCAAACCAAATATACGACCAGCAATATAAGCAGCAGTAACAAGACCATCATGCTCAATAAAACCATCTAAGGATGATTTGCTGGTCTTTTTAACCTGATTAGCAGTAACAATTAATTGATCAGAATTGCTTTGAACAGCAAGTAAGATTGCATCTTCTTGTTCCTCTTTATTAGTAATAATTTGCTTAATACCCTTAGCATCATTAACAACATGGTCAAGAGCAGTATTAAGTAAATTCGTTGCACCACTGGCTTCAGCAACCATCATACAAGAATAATCACTATCAAGAGTATTACCAAGTATTTCAACTAAATCACCAGAAGTAGATATATAGGTTTCAGTAGCACCAGAAAACTTAACTACTTCACTAATATCAGTAGTACCAAATGAAGTAACACCACTTGCAACCTCTAATCCCTTAATTTCTAAGAAATTGCTAACACCAGATACAGGATTATTAAGATAAGCAACTAAATCAGCAGGAGTAGCACACTTTTTAGAACGATAAACTAAAACAGGAGTAGAATCTGTTTCAGTGTTTCCAATAGAATATCCACCATAGTTAGTTCCAAGATAAGAACCTTCATAGATTTCAATCCAACCCTTTCCTACATTATTGTCATAAACACATTTCAAAACAAAACCTTTCTTTAAATTGGTTTCGCTTGTAATATTGGAAGGATAAGTATTACAAATTACACCTTCTTCAACAGTTTTGATAGAAGTAGCTGTAATTTTGCTGCTAAATAAACTTGTAGAACTTGCTGCAGCTTGAGTAGTGGCAGCAGCTTTTACCAAATAGAGAACACCAATGCCAGGACGATTAGGAGCAGGATGAAACAAAGCATTAATAACAGGCTCAAGAGGACCACCTTTAACATAATAATTAGCTTGTTCTTCAGTAAGAGCAAATACGCATTCTTTGCCATTCCCCTTTATACCTTTAAGAGAATTATATCCATTACCAAAACCTGCATCTATAAGTAAGAAATTACTATAAGAAGCAAGCGGAGTTTCTCTCACAATACCTGATACCACACGAGCATAGGAACCAGGTAATTTGCAAATTTTATTTCCAAATACAACAGTTGTTGCCATATCTTTTGTTATTTTATTTTATTTCTTAATTAATTCTGTTGAGCACTAAGAATAGGTTCAAGATATTCACCACTCATATCAGAACCAGAAATCTGACCTTCCTGTACATCAAAGCTTTGAGAAGTTAAGAAGGCATTTTTAATAACAAATAAATTTTCTTCAGATGCTTCAGTAACAATACCATTAGTAATAACTTTAGCACCCTTCTTCATAATATAAATATCAACACCATTATCTTGAGTAAGAACAGTATTGACAAATTGGTCCGTAGTAGTTGCTCCTCTAAGCACAAAAGGATTATCAATTGTACCAAGTTTCTTTACAGAAACTACATAAGAAGAACAAGTAAAACTACATTGAATACCTAAGATTGGTTTCTCTTGAGAAATTAAGGCACCAATGCCCATCACATTTCCGCGTTGATACTGTTCTTGAACCCTAAGATTCTTTATTTTACCAACTGTGACTCCTCCAATCTTAATTAAGGCAAGCGGAGCAGTTAATACTTTATCCATAATATTATTCCAATTTATTTATTTGTCTATATTTTCTTATTAATGGATAAAATAAAATCTATTTATTTGGAAGAAGTCCACACAAATACTAATTGCCCACAATCATAAACCTTTATATACTTATTTTTAAATTCTTTATGTTTATAAGGATTTCTCCAATAAGTACTTCTATTCTTTTCATCATACCAAACAAAACCTGGCTTATTAAGACGAGATTTTTTAAAACCA